CTTCTGGTCATACGCCAAGTTGGCTTCCAACAGTTCTGCGATACCTTCAACACGCAGGAAGTCACCGACATACGACTTAACATCGATACCGTAACCAGAGTTGTTAGCAACATCCGACCAAGTGAAGGTGTAACCAGCCGAAGGAACCATCAAACCAGCAGCGCGGGGACGATAGTACAGAGCAGCCGACTTACCACCGATGAATGCGTTCGATTCAGTCACGCCTTCAGCAGCAGTGTTCTTGACGGTTTCCATAACCAAGAACTCTTCCACACCGAAGATTTCTGCAATCTTGGCATCCGTGATCAGAGCAGTGTTGGTGACAGTTGCACCACCATTCAGACGGTTAAGGATGTCAGGGTGGTTAACCAAGATATCGCGAGTCTGCTTACCGACAACCATGACGTTGGGCTTGAAACCCCCCGACTTCAGTTGGACAGTCTGCATCAGCGAGGTAACATCACGGATTGGGGTCGAGTTAGTGTAGTCAGACCACTGACGAACTTGGTTGGTCGAAGGCGAACCCGAAACACCAGTCCAATCAGAACCCCAAATGGAACCAGCAAAATACTTTGTGGCCCACTTAATTTCACGATCAATCATCAACTGCATGGTCAACATTTGAGCGCCAGCAGCACGAATTTCCAAAGCGGTATCAGCGTTAGCCAGAGTTTCAAAATCAAAGTTCGTAGCCAACGAGTACACTTCAGCCGAGTAGGTATCGGTCGAGAGCGACATACCGACCACAGGTGCTTTCGTGCGCGGTGCGCGAAGCTGGACCTGACCAGCGCGGTTGAAGTCAGCGCGGTTGTAGATGTAATACTTGTTCGTCTTGTTAGAGACGGGTACACGAGGGAACACTTTGTCCGCAATAAAACCAACCGAATCTTGCATATAAGCAATAGTAAGATTGGTGAGCGGTTGGTCGATATGAACTGAGTTCGGAGTAAGCATAGCCATGTTTTATATTCCTTGTTCTAAACTAGAAGGTCTTAAGCGGCAGTGCCGTCAAGACGCAGATCAACAGTGATCACTTGACCACTAACGCCAGCTTCCAAAGCAGTGCCTTGGATGATGTGGCCCGTGGTAGCAGTGATAGCTTTGCCCGTAGCGTCAGACGATACAGAAGCGCCCTTGGCAATCGTGCCACCAGCAACAATCGTCACTCGACCAGTGTAAGCACCAGCAACAGAACTGCCAGAAACAGCGTCAACAATCGAAACTGCATCAGCACGAGCGCCAGCAGTACCAACCACAGCAGCCAGACCAGAGGTCAAGACGATGAAACGGTATTGGGGGATAGCAGCGCTGGTAACATAGCTGCGGGTCATCATATTTTCCGTGAAAGCCATAGTAATTTCCTTTATACTTTGTTTGATTTAGAGATGTTTATATCAGCAGGAATTACTTGTAAGTTCCAAGGAACGTGTAACCCGCAAACTTGCTTACCTTGTAGAGGCACTATGTGATCTACATGATACTTTTGACCAGATATGGCCTCTAGGTCTTTTGCTAACCAATAAAAATCTGTTATTTGAGATTTTTGCTCTTTTGTAAGCCATATTGGTGTTGCACCTAGTTTTCTAGACCTACGAGATGCTTCCCTACTATTTTTAACTAGCTTAAAACTTGCCAAACCACGATTTTCTTTTTCATAGTTCTTTGTGTAATCTTTTCTAGCTTGTCGAAAAGATTCATTTTCCGCATAGCATTGTTTTTTATATGAATTAGAATGATCTTTATTTTTATCATCCCAATCTCTTTTCTTCTTTTTCCTACATACATTACAGTAGGAACCCAAACCACAACCTTTTTTAATGGTGAGAAAAGATGCTTTGGGTTTTTCTGTCTTACAGAGGGAGCAATTTTTCAGAGCAAAGGCTCCTTATTTTTTATAGGTTTGAAGCAAAAGGTCTTTACCTTCAGCAGTTTTGATCACAGCAGCGTATGCCTTGTAAAAGTCTTCTTTCTTTTCTGCTTGACGGTTCTTGACAAGCGAGTCAAGTTTTTGATCAGCAGACAAAAGACTAGCATCAACATCTGTTTTACCAACTTCTTGGAAGAGGCCAGCAAAAGCAGCATCAGCAGACTTCAAGAGAGCCATGAGGTCAGCATCATTGCCGATGGACTTCAGCAATTTACCGCGCTGATCGGCAGTCCCAGCAAAGTTAGGGAGTTCTTCTTCAGCACGTTTCCGAAGGTCTTGGGCTTCTTGGGCTTTTTGAACTTCTTCTAGTTTCTTAAGTACAGGTTCGGGGATGGAGGATTTAGCGACCATCTCACCAGCAAAGTCAATCATCTCGTCAGCTTTAGCAACTTCTTCTTGGACTGCTTCTTCAAGAGCCTTCGAAAGACGTTCAACTTCTGCTTTCAGAGTTTCGACTTCAGTCAATTCTTCAGACTTACCAACAGCGGCAACGTCTTCAGCTTGATCTTGTTGGGCTTCCATTTGCATATCAGCCATTTCTTCTTCGGGGCTTTTAACCTCGATACTAATGCAGACGCCCTTTTCGACATCCTCTTTTTTAGCTTTAGCCATATTCATATCCCGTTTAAAAAGGGCGACTGTTGCCGACTTATTAGCGGGAGAATCCACCAGCGACACTTCGTCGAGTTGTAGGTCTAGGAGTTCGTTCATTGGATTTTCTCCCGTTTAGCCCTTCCGCCAATCGAAAAGGCTTTCAGTTCACCAGACTTGACCTTCTCCCAGACTGCATTGTCATAGACTTTGCAAGCAACGATCCAACCTTCTTTGTCTGATGTTACACCAAGAGCGTCAGCAATCTCTTTAGTAAGTGGCATAGAGTGAACAAACTCTCCAATCTTACCACCAGAGTGCATATCTTTGGCTATCCTTGCAGAAAGCATGAACTCAGTTGCTGCTTTTACAAGTGTCTCTGCTTTGATAACGTCTCCTTGAGTATCTACCACAGGAATACCGTTTTCAGTAATTACACTGGCCCATCCATAGACCATGCGCTGTGCATTATCTACCTTTAGGATTTGGCCTTGAATATCAAAATCTTCTTCTTTATTAACCATGTCAGAGACAGAAGAACCAGCTTCCCACATTTTGCAGGACCAATAGTTAGCAGATGTCTTATCAGTCTCTGTATCGCAACCCATACGAGAACGGAAGTTTGCTCGTGCTTCGGGGTTATCACGGCGGATTTCCATGTTAGGATCACCGAAGGTGACTTTCTTAACTTTGTCACCATCTTTGACGTAGACGCCAAATTTCTTGGAAGAACCAGCAGGAAGTCGGAAAGGCTTATCAAGTTCAACCTGATGTCCTTGATACTCTGCTTTCATAACAGGTTTAGGGGCTGCTTTTGCCTTGGACCAAGCACCAGCAAAAGCACGGCTTTCGGTCATACCATCTTCACCCATCATGGAGTTAAAGACATTACGGAAAATAGTTTGTTGGTGGTCAGACAACTTGCCACGAACAGCTTTTGGAAGTTCACTATTAGTTGTGTAGGGCATCGTTTTTCACCAAAATAAGTTGTTGATTAGAGAAAACTCTAGTTCCCGCTGTGGTAACTAAGTGAACTTGATTATCTATATCTGTTTTCTCTGGAATAGCGCCCGCAACTGGGGGATTAGCCAAAATAAATTGTTGATAAATCTCTGTGGCATAGACGTTTATGAAACTTGACCCATAAAACTTCCATCTTGCTACAAGACGGGCAGCTTCACCTTTATTACAGGAAAAATCCCCATAAACACTGTAAGCAGTATATCCAGCAGGGACTGTATAGATAGACATTGAGGTAGAACCTTCAGTATCTTGAATTAAACCTACAGTTGTTCCTGCCGCACTGCCCACTTTGATAGTAATGTTACCGATGTTTGATGTGGCCCCATCAAGGTAAATGGCATTATTAAGTCTATAATAAGTGGAAAGCGCAGTTGCTACAGGAGTAGTTCCACTTAAAGTTACAAACTCACTGATAGGATTATAATTATTATCCAAACCGTTCAGAAGAACTCTTTGCGTATCAGAAGAACTTGTACTTACTAAATAGAGAGTTTTATTACCGCCACTCCAAGCTGACCAAGGATAGGCCCCACCAACATTCCAAATAGTTTCAGGAACAGTTGCAGGATCAACATCTTGGTTGTTGCCACTCAGGAAAACTACACTACTATCAGAGACTTCTCCTTTAGCTATGGCAAAGTAGTTATTCTCGTAATTTAGTTTATCCCAAGATGACATCAGCCTATCTCCGGCACAATAAGTAATGTCATATTACCTGTATTTGGAAAAGTCTCTACAGAAAGGTCTGCATATGTCACTTCAAACTCTATATAATAAGTTCCAGCAATGGAAGTGTCACTAGTTTGCCAATTATATTTAACAATTCCAGCCGCTGCATTAACAATAGTCATTGCAGTATTAAGAAGAGTGGAGCCACCGATAGGTTTCATATGAAGTTTAACGGTAGCACCATTTAAATTAACTGGATTAGAATTGCCGTCTTGAAGAGTTGCCTGAAGAGATGGAGAAGTATCAGACTGCTTTATTGTGAAGGTCATTTAAAATTGCTCCATTGTTTGTGGTATTCAGTTGAGCGGAATTATCTGTTTCATTCAAAACCACAAAACGAAGAGAGTTATTTAAGCTGCTATTATTTTCAGAGGCTATTAAAACAGCATTTGCTGAAGTGTCAGAGTCTATTGAAACAGTGCGCCTTTGACTTGTTACACCAATACCTCTAGGAGTTACGCCGGATAAATATGTAACAATTTTTGGTATGTTAATAACCAAACCAGAGTTTATGTTAGGTGCTATAGCATTTATAAAAGTTTGTGCAGAAGGTGTTGTTGCAGAATATCCAACATAGATTGTTAAATTTTTTGGCGTAACACCTACATCAGCCTTTGGTATATAGCTATTAGATGATTGTACAATACTTGGAAGATTTGTTGAAACACCTACAGATATTGTAGAAATAGGTAATAAAGTTCCAGAAACAACATTAGGAATTGTTGCAGATATACCAATAGTTGTGCTTGGTACTTGCAGTGATACTCCAGAAAGAATTTTTGGTTCTGTGGCAGAAATAGCAACAACACCACTTGGAACTGAAACCTTAATAAAAGTTACAATGGTTGGTGTAAGACCAGAAACGTTTATCTGTGCAGAAGGTATTACTGAAGAAGAACCAGAAATAACACTTATTGTTGGTGCAGATAAACCTATATTTGCAGAAGGAACTACTAATGGCGTACCAGTTAAAACGTTTGGTACTAAAGGCGAAAGTAGAGTGTCAATCTTTGCAACAGGAAGATTTACACCAGCAGAAACATTTGGACTTTGACCAGATAGACTTATACTTGTAACTGGTGCTGTTATAGAAACACCAACCAAGATATTTACAGTTAAAGCTGATAAACTTATTATAGAAGATGGTACTACTATTGGAGTTCCAGCAGAAACATTTGGAACCAATACAGAAATAGTAGTGTCGATATTGCTGACGTTTACACTACTACCACAAACAACTGAAGGTACTGCGCCTTGTAAAGAAACGGTTGAAGCAGGAACACTATTATAGGAACCTGTAAAAAGACTTAGAACGGAAAAAGAGACAGAGGTATTTGCAAGAGGTACATCTATTGTAATGGCTGTTGATGTTGGTACATAGGTGATGACGATAAGGCCACCAACACCAGCACCAGAAGTCACTGTTGAGGCAGCTACGCCGTTTATACCGCCGCCACCACCGCCGTAGTTTCCACCGGAATAGCCTACATATGTCCCTACAGTGGCCCCAGTGCTGTACCCGCCACCGCCGCCGCCGCTACCGTATAATGGCGATGCGGAAAATTCGCCTCCTGCCCCGCCGTTTGAAAAATTTCCACCCGTGCCGCCTAAACCAGCACCACCTGAACCACCTCTGGTAGAGGTAGAGGTACTAC